GTCAAAAATGCAGTATCATTAATCACGCTTACGTTTTGTAATTTTACTATAAAACTATTGAATAAATTACTCAAATCGTCGGCTGCTTTCCCGAATTCATTGAATCCATCAATATCAATGTCTAATTGCATTTGCTTCGATTCATTTGCGATTTTGGATGCAGCCACGAATAACTCGGAATAATCGTCAATTGACCCCTTCCCGTGGAAATTACTGCATTGGATTTGACTCGCGTATAACTGGATTTCGGCAATTAACGCATTGTCTGCCACGTCGTCATATGTTGTCACCGTTTCGACCAAATTTTCAGTTATTTGGACATCACTATCGGGGTCAGTTGTATTAAACGTAGTAAATGTGGTATGCGTAATCTCGGTGCCGTCTTGCGCAGCGCCTTGTTGATTTATTATTTCGGCTCCAGTGATTTCAATCGTTTCATTTAATGTATAATATACAATTTGTGGAACGTCAGGAACAGTATTACTTGAATCACTTGAATTTTTATCTGCGTCGGAACTTGAGTCCATATTATTATCGGGTATTAGTTTTTATGCAAATTATTTAACTAAATATGATTGCATATACCGAGGCAAACTAATGGTGCGATTTACATTAAACATATTTAGTTTACAACAAAAGGCTTACTGTAGGGAACCAAGGTTTTCATCTTCGCTTACGCCCTACGACCCCTCCTTTGTACGACAATAAAAAAGGGTTTTACTGTAGGGAACCAAGGTTTTCAGCTTCGCTTACGCCCTACGACCCCTCCTTTGTATACGACCCCTCCTTTGTACGACAATAAAAAAGGGTTTTACCCCGTTTTTATTTTTTTTGTTTTATTTTTTGATTTTTCTTTTTAATTATTTTTTTAATTTTTCTTTTTGATTTTTCTTTTTGATTTTTCTTTTTGATTTTTCTTTTTTTCTATTCCATCACCACGTTTCGGTCGTACATTTTTTCTGCAAATTCGTCCATCATCATTTCGACTGCATATCGCGTGTCTGATATAATTAACGACTCGTCGTAGTTCATTGCATCCAATAGTATTTGGCGGCCTTGTGTCATCGCTGCATCTATGAACTTGATAAATTTTTCCTCTGGCAGCGACGCAGCATAATCGTTGAATATGAAATCCAAATAAAACGACAAGTAATTATAAAGAATAATTATATATTTGCAGCGGTTTTTGTATCCATTTGCATCCTCGCATTTATCAAATAGACTTTTCAACGTACGTTTGAATCGGTCTACCGTCTGATTCATTTCTCGTGCTTGGTGGTTTCCAGTGAACTCGAACCCTAATCGTTTGTTATATCTTTGCGTCATTGTTTATTATTATTTTATTTCAAAAAAAGTATTTCAATTTTATATATAAATGTGTTATACATAAATATAACTCATATAATCATAACAATGAATATTTTAACGTATCAAAATATCGCATTATTCACAATCAGCAGTTTATCTTTGATTTCGTGCATATATTACAAGTTAACCGATTCGTCCGTTCCGTTTATTATAATGCCTCCTATTATTGGCGCATTTTCTATAGTAGACTTATATTATACTGACCGACTTGAATACAAAATACATCACGCGGCGCTTCACATTTTGCTCCTATTTCAAACTTATTATATTTGTTTAATGCTCTCCTAATTTACGTCTTACCATTGTAAGATGTAAACTATTTCCAAATCTGTTTCCACCTCTCTTCTGCTGTCATTTGCGGACTCGGTTTCTTTATTAAATTTGCGGATACGTCAAGTTTATCGTCAAACTTTAACACAACCACTTTGTCCATACTATACCTATATATATTACTCCACTGATACAGCGGTACTCGTCTGAACTACTGATTACAATTATGTGCGTATTGATTCATATAACCATCGCATACTTTCGCGTGCAGGTAATGATACCATTGTCAATGCGGTTAATGCATGCATTGCGCCCAGTTTGCGATATTCAATATCCACCCCAGTATAAACCAGATTTTCAATTATAGATAAACACGCAATTTGTAATTCTTCAATTGTTAATGCATTAAATCCGATGGTTGCATTCGGTAATGTATTGGCGAATGGATTCGAAACGGGGCAAATATTATACTTCATTTGCGGCGACAGTTGCGCTTGCGTTGTCCATAATTCATATATAAAATGATACAATCTCGCATAATACAGTTTCGACAATGAACTGAACCAATCGCTATTTGTATAGTTTCCCAATAAATCGATTTCCATAAACAATTCCTGTATTCGCACGTTTACAGTCAATGCACGAATCGCAATTAATTTTTGTCGAGCCGCTGTCACGTGTGCGGATGGCTCAACGACGGCGGGCGCAACCACTATATTTTCACGTGGGTCTGGATGCAATAATTGCGTTATTCGTATTAAATACGTCATTTTCTTTAATGTCGCCAAATCAAACAATTGTCTATTATACGGATTAATCATTTTACTCTTTTTAAACAATAATTGCAAAGATTTTAAATTAAACCCATATATAAATCCCCCATTATCCGTATAACTAAAAAACGACTCTGTCGGGATTTCATTCATCGGGTCTAATGTATAAAAATCACTGTCATTCACGCATAAACTACGATTCTTTAATGCAGCGCCACGTGCCTTCATCGATTGCCGCACAAAATGCCCACGCACCATCTTCTGTATTTTAATCGCATTCAACGCTTTTCGAAAATGGGTCTTTATAGTATTAATTACCGTCGATTTATTGCCCGACAATGCCAACTTATATTGTCGCGTTATTAATTTCAATTCGTCTTTTGTAAATGGTATTAAATTAATATCATTCATTAAATTGGCATATGTTACCGTATGGGATTTAAATACAATCGGTTCACGCGACATTTCAACCCTCGCATATTTAGATAACATAATATACTATTAGAGTTATTATTTTTATATTGGTATAAAACTAAATATTGTTATACGTTATGCAAATAATTATTATGGCGGGCGGGCTGGGCAAACGCATGAATTCGAATATTCCTAAAGTATTGCATTTGATAAACGACAAACCAATGATTTATTATATTATACAGAATGCGCTCTTTATATCATACAATATATCTATAATTGTGGGGAAATATAAAGACGCAATTCGTGCATCGATTCGGGAATGGTTCCCTGACCGCGAATTCACGTATATTTTACAGCCTGAAATTGACGGCAAGAGCGGCGGCACGGGTCACGCTATACAGTCGTGCGTGCCATTTACCGAGTCGGATGTATTGATTTTGTCGGGCGACGTGCCGCTTTTAAGCGTGGAGACTTTGCGGCGACTTATTCAAAGACGCAACCAGATTTTAATTGCCAAGGTTTTGTCGCCGTTTGGATGTGGACGTATAATATTTGAGACGAATCAAATAAAACGAATTGTGGAAGAAAAAGATTGTAATTTGGAAGAAGCCGAAATACAATATATTAATTGCGGTGTTTATTATTTATCACGCGAAACATTGATGTTAACTTTACCTTTATTGAAAAATGACAATAATAATAAAGAATATTACTTGACGGATTGTATTGGATATGCCATTCAACTCGGGATTGTGGTTGATTATTATAAATTACCAGAGGCCAATAATTACGAAATTGCCAATGTGAATTGTCCCGATGATTTGGCGAAAGTGGCGCAGATTATGGATATTTTCTCTTTTCTTTAGGACATCATCATAATCGCAATAATCACAATAATAATGCAAATGATAATCGTATATAATAATACCAACAACCACTGAAGTCTATCAATATGATTATTGCACACAACTGCCATTTCTTTAAATTTATCTAAGTCTTGCGTTAATTCGGTTTCGTAGCAAATGTGATACATATTTGATGTCATTGAACGATGCTCGTTATTTGAGTTTTATAAACGGTTTTCAATTTTATAATAAAATTGAACATCTAAATGCGTATTTCTAAAGAAAGAAACAATGCCACAATTCTTTATATTATACGATGAAACTATACGAGTTATGGTATCGTCACACGGAACCGAATACGAATTTATATATTATCGCGTCGGAGAATCCAATTTGTTTGAACTAAAGCAGAAGCATGTTCCGCAAGTATTAAAATGCAGCGCTCGTATTATGATACGGCTTGGATTAAATCGGGCTCATAATATTACTAAACATATGCCAATTCTCATTCAATTATGCAAATCCGATTCGTATTATTTCTTCTATTATATTGATTTTAATGACATCACAACTCCTATGCGACGTAGCGGATTGTTCAAATATAAAAAAGAGGGTCAAATTATGTTCTAAACCAGTTTACGTTTAGACCTGTTATTTTTACGTCTTTGCTTGTTGAGTTTTTGTAATTTGCGTCTTCGCGTGTTGCGTCCTTGTGCGGCTGGCTCCAAAACTGCATCCTCATCAACTACACTTGACGATATAACAAATACATCGTTCGGATGACCAACTCGTTCTAATCTATACGCAGGCCACGTTTGCACAAACTCGTCAGGCCATCGCCTTTCATTTTGCGTAGTTTGGTTTACAATGCGATAAGAACGGGTACCTACCCGAATTTGGGTGCCAGGAAGAAATCTATACGTAAAAGGAACTGCTGCCATATTATATATTAAGATATAAACAATATTGTCCGATGCGTCCTTTTTCTACGTTTTCTTCGAGTTTCGCAGTTAATTCTGCTTGCGTTTTTCCTGCGCCTTTTAGATACCACTTCGCATTCGGTCCGTTTTTCAATATTATTGGACATTTGTGCAGTATTGCCAGCGCAATCATTTCGTCTTCGGTTTTTGTTTTATCAAATCCGTATTTAGATACGCAATTTTTACCGATGAAATCGCAATTTGAATATCGTATTATTTGATTCGGCTTTTTTAACCCAGCGATTAATGTTTCTAACTCGGTGATTAATATATCCATTTTTTCCATTTTTTTGATTAATTAATTTATAATATTTATTTCAATTTTTTTATGTATATTAAATTTGTTTATATATTTTAAATTAAATTAATTGTTTAAATAGTTTTTTTTGTTATATTTTATTAATTTATCCAATAATTAA